GCCCGACCCGCGCCCTGCGGATCCCCTGGGCCGCCTGGTCCACCGACGACAAAGGCCAGATCACCGACCTCGACGGCCACGTCATCCCCGCCACGAAGCTGATCGTCATCCCCGGGCCGCACGAAGGCATCCTCAATTTCGCGCAGCGCACCATCCGCGGCGCGATCGACCTGGAACGCACCGCCGCGGATGTGGCGCGGCGACCGTTCCGGCTGCTGCTGAACCAGACCACCGACATCACCCTCGACGCGGTGGACCGGGCCGCGATCGTCGGCGAGGCCCGCCGGGCGTTGCGGGACAACGACGGGGTGCTGTTCACCAACGCCGCGATCGAGGCGACCGCGATCCCCATCGACTCCGGCGCCCTGCTGATCGACGGGCGGAACGCCTCCGCCCTCGACGTCGCCCGCGACGTGTCGATGCCCGCCGCCATGCTCGACGCGACCACGCAGGGCGCCTCGCTGGAGTACGCGACCTTGCAGGGCCGGAACCAGCAGTGGATCGACTACGGCCTGTCCTTGTACATGGCCGCGATCGCGGCGCGGCTGTCGATGGATGACGTTGTCCCGCAGGGGCAGCGGGTCGCGTTCAACGACTCCGACCTGACCTCGCCGGTCGCGTCGCCGACCGGATTCCCCACGGAGGATTAGATGCGTTTAGAGATGCTCGCCCCCGTCCCCGCGGTCACCGCCGCCGCGGATGGCCGGACCCTGACCGGCACCGCCCTGCCCTACGGCATCCCCGGGCGGACGTCGGCCGGCACCGTCACCGTCGACGCCGGCGCCGTCCAGGTGCCGACCGATCTGCGGCGGGTCAAGCTGTTTCGTGACCATGGCCGCACCACCCCCGTCGGCTACACCACCGCCGCGGAGGACACCCCGGCGGCGCTGTCGATGACGTTCCACGCCGCCGCCACCCCCGACGGCGACACCGCGTTGCTCGAGGCGGCCGAGGGTATCCGCGACTGCCTGTCCGTCGAGCTCGACGACGTCGTCATCAAGGGCGGGCATGTCACCGCCGCCACGTTGACCGCGGTCGCCCTGGTCCCGATCCCTGCATTCACCGGCGCCGACCTGGCCGCCGCCGACACTCCGGAAGGCCCCGACATGACCGCACCAGCACCGACCCCGACCCCGACGGACCCGGCGACCCCTCGACCGGATCCGTCGGCCCCCGCCGACCCGGACGTGCCGCCCGTCCCGGCGCAGCTGTACGCCTCCCTCAACCCGGTCGGCGGTGCGCTGACCGCGGCGCCCCGGGTCCCGACGTTCGCCGCCGCCGTGCAGCGGATCCGCGGGGCGCTCAACGGCGCCAACGACGCCGGGGCGCTGAACGCCGCCCTGTCCGACGTCGTCCCCGCCAACGACGCGCAAGGGTTCCTCCGCGATCAGTGGCTGGGCGAGTTGTGGACTCCGGTCGCCGCGCAACGGCCCTACATCGACTCGATGAACAAGGCCACCCTGACCGGGATGCGGGTCTACGGCTGGAAATGGGAAACGAAGCCGGAAGTCGGCGACTACGCCGGGAACAAGACGGCGATCCCGTCGAACCCGGTCTCGATCGTCCCGGTCGAAGGGAACGCCTACCGGCTCGCCGGCGGCTGGGACGTCGACCGGATCTTCGTCGACCTCGCCTCACCCGGGTTCCTGGAAGCGATGTTCTCCGCGGCCGTCGCCGACTACGCGCGGAAGTCCAACGCGAAGGCCGGCGAATTCCTCGCCGCCAACGCGACCGTCTCGACCGCCGCCGTGTCGAACCTGGTCGACGCCCTGGCCGCGGTCGCCGCGTTCCTCGGCGGCAACGGTGCGACGCCGTCATGGATCGCGATCAGCTCCGATCTGTGGTCGCAGTATCTGTCCCTGACGTCGGCGGAGGCGCCGTGGTGGCTGTCCGTGGGCGCCGGGTCCGTGTCGATCAAAGACCCGGCCGGGTCCGTCGCCGACCTGAAATTCTTCGTCGACCCGGGCCTGGCCGCCGGCACCGTCCTCGCCGGCGACAAGCGGGCCGCCACCCATTACGAGGCCGCCGGGTCGCCGCTGCGGGTGCAGGCCGTGAACATCCCGAACGGCGGCATCGATATCGGCGTGTTCGGCTACGCCGGCGACCTGCTCAACGATGCCCGCGGCCTGGTCAAGCAGGCCGTCACCGCCGGCGCCGCCGCCCTGGCCGCCGAGTCCGCGCCGCGCGGCCGGAAGTAGCACCCGGTGGCGGACTGGCTGCAGATCGGCGACGTCAAGGATCAGCTGCGCCTCGACGGGACGGACACCGACGACGACGCCCTGATCGGCCGCGCGGTCGCCTCCGCCCAGGTCGAGGTCGAACGGGCCCGCCGCGACCAGTACGCCTACCCCGCCGGGCCGGCGTTCCCGTCGGTGTTCACCCCGGACGGCGAGGTCTACCAGGGCGCCGTCATGCTCGCCGCCCGGCTGGTCCGCCGCCGCAACTCCCCCGCCGGCATCGAAACGTTCTCCGACACTGTCGCCTACGTGTCCCGCTGGGATCCGGACATCCAGCGGGCGCTCCGGCAGGGCGCCTACGCGTGGCCGGCCGTCGGGTGACGGCCATGCGCAGCGCGTCGACGTTCGACCTCGCCGGCGCCGTCGCCGACGTCCTGGACCGGCTGACGGCGGCCGGGATCCGCGCCGTCGCCGACGTCCGCAACGTCAACCCCCCGTGCGTGTATGTGACGCCGCCGCAGATCGCCTGGCGATTCGGCAAGCAATACGCCGACCTCGGGTGGACGATCGCGGTGATCGTCCCGAACACCGGCCGCGACGTCGCCCTGAAAAATCTGGGGCCACTGATCGGCGCCACCGTCGACGCCCTGGCGGCGACCCCGGTCACGGACGGCCGCCCGATTGATATCACCGGCACCGACGGCGCCTCACCGATGCCCGCCTATGAATTGACGTTCACCACCCGCCACCAATTCGGAAAGGTTCCAACATGACCGCACCCACCGCACCCGTCGGCGTCGCCACCCTCGGGCCCGGCACTTTGACGATCGGCGAAACCGGCGCCGAAATCGACGTCTCATGCCTCGTAAACAATCTCGTGATCGTCATGTCCAAAGACGTCACCGATCCCACCTACAAATTGTGCGGGACGGTCCGGCCGGGAAAAACCACCTACACCTACGAGCTGGACGGGAATTTGGACACCGATATCGGGACGGCGTCCGGCCTGTTCGCGTTGACCCAGTCCGCCCCCGGTTCGGAGCAGGCGTTCACGTTCACCCCGTCGACGGAAGCCGGCACCACCGCGGCCGGCACCGTGGTCATCGATCCGATGGACTTCGGCACCACCGACGACTACGGGTCGAACCTGACCAGTGATATCGCCTGGTCCCTGGTCGGTGTCCCCACCTACACCTACGGCACGCCCGCGCCGTGACCGGTGGCAAAGGCAAGATCGTCATCGAGGGCGCGGACACATTGCAGCGCACCCTATCCGCCGCCGGGCGTGACCTCGCCGACTGGGCGTCGGTCAATCAGGCCGCGGCGGCACGGCTCGCGCAGGATGCCGCGTCGCGGGCGCCGCGCCGCACCGGACGACTCGCCGGATCCATCCGCGCCACGTCCGACAAGCGGGGCGGGCAGGTCGCCGCCGGCGGCGGCGGCGTCGCCTACGCGAAGGTGCAGGAGTACGGCTGGGCCGGGCACAACATCCGGGCGCAACCGTATATGCGGCCCGCGTTGACGGACGGCCGCGGCGAAATTGTGCAGCTGTACGCCGACCGCGTCGATCACATCGTCGCCTCCGTGAAAGGAAAATAAGCTATGGCGAAACTGGCGACACCGAAACTGGTCGTCTATCTGTCGGAGGACGACGACGCGGAACCTGTTGTCGTGCAGTCGATCAACGCCGACCTGGTGCTGACGGAAACGACCGCCCGGAAACACGGCTGGGGCACGTTCACCGACGCCCCGATCAAGTCGCAAACGTTCCTGGCCTACGCCGCCCTGAAACGCAAAGGCGTGCTGAACGGGCAGACGTTCGAGGACTTCGAGCGGACCGCCGTGTCGATCACCACCGCCGACGGCGACCCCGCCGCGTCGAACCCTACCCGGCCGGATCCCGGGTCCGGCTGATCTGCGAAATCGCCGTCGCGACCGGAACCGTTCCGGCGCAATGGTTTCACACCCCCGACGACATCCTCGCGACCGTCGTCGACATACTGGAACGGCGGTGAGATAGATGGGTCTGGGCTCGC